GTTATCGCTCTCGTGGTCATAACAGAATAGAGGATATTGGATTATTCTTTGGCGAGGTACAGCAGGTAAAGACTTTAGTTGGTACCCAGTAAATAGTGGACCCTTGGTTGAATCAGTTGATGATCTAGAGATAGTAAATTTAAAAGCAAGATACTCTTGCGCCTGAGCAGGATAAGGTATACCTATCTCACTTGTTGTAGCACCTTGAGCAAAGCCACCTATGTTGTACTCAGTATCTTCATAATCAATAGACTTGATGCTGATAGCACCATCTGTAGTGTCTACTCTAGGATTAAGTAATTTAAATAATTTATTCTCTAAAGTGTTATAACGAATAAAACCTGTTTGTAAATAACCAGACTCAACTTTAACTGCAGATGATTCAATCCAAACACCATCTCCTGGGACAGCAAAGGCTACCCGATCTGTTGAACCAAGGAAGGCAGTTGAATCAGCAGTAACAGTCTCACCAGCAGCACACACATCCCAAGCATAAGCAAAGACTAGGCTATTAGGAATTACTGGTTGGGATAAATCAATACGAACTAAACCTGACTCAGTATCCTGCTTAGTAGATACATAAGCAAACTTATCTTTAAAGGTTACATCTTTACATTCAGCTTCAAATAGCAATGGTCCATAGGAGACATCTCCTTCATTGCCTAGAACTCCTACTCGCACACCTTTGTTGGTGCATAGTACCGCGTAGGTACCAAGGTAGGTATCAAAGGTATTGATGATTTCACCCTCTGGTAGATCAATAACTACTGAAGGAACACTAAGTTCTGGGAAACCAAGAGAGTTAGCATTAGCAAGATCTAAAGTAATCTTATAGATAGATGAGTTCTTACGACTATATCCGCCTACATAGATAGCCTGTGGTCCTTCTGAAATGGTAGTCCAAGTCCAGTCACTTTGTGGATGGGTATAGTGGTCTGAAGGTAGAGCTCCACCGCCAGTATGAGTAGCACTTAATTCATAAAGTTTATTATTGATAGTAGCAATAAGGCGTTGTTTGATGTATTTAATTCTGGCACTTGTAGTGCTACTTGCGTTATAGGTTTCAACATCGCTGGTAGTTCCACCGATATTTCCTCGGTGAACGTGAGTAGTATTGATAAACCAGTATCTAATACCATCAGTAGTTAAATCAAAGATAGTAGATGGAGTACCTGCTTGGGTATAAGTAGATGCAGTAGGAGTATCAGTGCTCATTGTAATCTTCTTTAATGCACTACCATCTGTTGTAACTAGGCAGTCATTAGTACCATCATTAGCACCTACAATTACGGTACTACTAGCAGTAGTTAAAATTCTCACAGTGCTATTAAGTAAGGTAGCCTGTCCCTTAGTAAATACATCTACGCCTTTAGACTCTGCAAACTGGAAACGAAGTGACTCATCCTGAGCTGGTTCAAAGTATTTAATACCTGCGCCAAGGTGGAATGTTGATTGAGATCTAAACCACCAACCAGTAAGTGATTGCTCACCAGCTTCTCTGGTCTGGTCATACTGCTCTTTACGATACCTTGCAGTTACTCTGCGATAAGGTGACTCATCAGAGGCTGCAATGAAGAACGGCAAACCGGCGATAGCCATATCATAGTTAACGCCGGTAGCTGAGTAGTTCGTAGCACCTGCAGGATTGGATAGTACGTAGGGGATACCTTCGGTAATATCATCGCCGTATGCCATTGATCTCCTTAAAGTAGATTAACTAATGACCTCGTTCTGCCACTAGCAAGTTGTGTATAAACCTGAGTTGTTGCCACCGATGAGTGCCTCATTAGATCTCTAACAGCTAATAGATCACCATTAGATTTCTCAAGCATATTGGTAGCAAAATAATGTCGGCAAGCGTGAAAGGTTTTCTTAGGAATACCTAAGCGCTTCATCTCTTCAGAACAAAGTTTGGTTAACCTGTTAGGTGTAACTGACCAGATCTTTCCTGGTGTCTCGTGTTTAAGAATAGTCTTAGCGACTATCTCAGCCACTGGTACAGATAGGTCTGTTCCGCCCTTACCTGCCACTCTAAGGATGTATCCGTCATCTACCTTCTCAAGGTCTACACCTCGTAGGTTAGCTACCTCCATAGCCCGTAGGCCCGCTTTACAGCCTATTATAAACCAGTCCCTCATAGGCATATCAGCCTTAGTCATAACTAGTTCAGCCTCACCTGGTGTTAATGGATGAGGTAAACCTCTACCCTTACGCACAGCAGGTAAGTCAAGGTCGGCTTGGTTATCTATTACGCCCATCTTACGAAGAGCTTTAAAGATACTACGTACCCTTGCTGCATAGGTTCCCTTAGTGGAAGCAGCCTTTACGGTCATTACAAGTCGTTGCAGATCTTCAGTCGTAGCCACCTGTGGATGAACTCCTAGGCGCAATATTAGATTGAAGTCATTTCTAAACAAGGCTTCTGAGAAACCCTGAGTCTCATATCTGTCTCTTAGCTTTTCTTTTATTACTTCAAGTGGTATCTGTTCCATAGTTCCAGCATCTTATATTTGGAATTGTTCTGCTGTCAAGCACATTCGTCAGCAATTGTGCCGAGGCTTAGCACAATCCCATTGCGTAAGTATCGTAGCGGATAGCGCCGAAACCACTGGTTTGAAGTGGGCAACACCTGCGGCTGGTGGTATGACCTTAATTTCTGAAACAGTTGCAAGTAGTTTAACAAGTTTAACTCTAGGTTCAATACCATCAACCTATAAACAATTGATGTTAATTTGGGCAGGAATACAACATTCAGATAGTTCATCAGGATTTTCTTTAAGAATAAATAACTCCGCAGATGCCGCTAAATATCCACAACAAGGTTTGCGTTTTGCGGGTAATACACCAACAGTTTCATTGTTTGGTACATCAAATGTTGGATTTGCTTCTCAACAATTATTTGGTGAAGCAGCAAATAACACAGCCCCCGAATTTGCAAATACAGGTTATGTGTTAATTGATAACTACGCTTCATCCACAAAGGATAAATTTTTTCGCTTTAATTCTGCCTGGTTTAATAACAGTACAAGTGTTCCTTATGTAGCACAAGGTACTGGTAGATTTGATGATACAACTGCAATAACTTCTTTAGATATATTTAGAACAAATGGCTCAGGTAATTTTTCAAATCAAACAAATACTTCTATTAGATTGTATGGTATATCATAATGACTAAACTAATTGTAAATTGCGAAACAGGCGAGGAAATTTTAAGAGAATTAACTAAGGCTGAAGAAGATCAGCAAAAAATTGATGAGGCAGAAATTGCTACTCAACAAACCAAAGCAGAAGCAAGAGAAGCCCAACGCCAAGTAATCCTTGATCGCCTAGGGCTAACCTCAGATGAAGCCAGGCTTATTTTAGGCTCCTAGCACAATCCTCTGAGATTGTTCTTGAATTAGGTTTGTAGCGGATAGTGCAGAAACCACTGGGCTTAAGTACACCAACGCTCTTTCTGACTTTGTAATCAAAGGCTTTGAAGAAGATGTGAATGTAGTTGGTTCTGCCGCTACTGGCACTATTAACTTTAATGTGGAAACTGCCTCAATCTGGTATTACACCTCAAATGCTACTGCTAACCACACATTAAATTTTAGATATTCAAGTTCTGTTTCATTAAATACCGCTATGGCTACTGGAGATGCAATTACTTTAGTTTGGCTTAATACAAATGGTGCAACGCCTTACTATCCAAACGTTATTCAAATTGATGGCAGTACAGTAACTCCTAAAGTTCCTGCTGCTATCTCTGGTGGTAACGCTTCAGCTATTGATGCGTATTCTTTTACAATTATTAAAACTGCATCTGCAACATTTACAGTGTTAGAAACACAAACTAAGTTTGCATAAGGGGGAACAATGCCTTTAATCGGAACATTAGCCAATTCCTCTGCTAGAGGGTTTGGTGGATTAAGAAGTTCTGGCCCATCATTATCTGTTGAATATTTAGTAGTTGCAGGTGGTGGCGGCGGCGGTTTTTATATATCAGGTGGTGGCGGTGCAGGTGGATATAGAACAGATAGTTTAACTATTGCATTATCAACTAATTACACAGTAACTGTTGGTGCAGGCGGTGCAGGTAAGTCTGATTCTGATGGTCCTGGTGCAAGTGGTTCTAATAGCGTTTTTAGTACTATTACATCCGCAGGTGGTGGTGGTGGTGCAGGTGGTGGTACTAATGGTATTTCAGGCGGTTCTGGCGGTGGTGGAAGTTATCTTAGCGGTACTGGTGGTGCTGGTAATACACCAACTCAATCTCCATCACAAGGAAATAATGGCGGTAATGGTAGTAGTGCAAATGGTGGTCCAGCAGGCGGCGGTGGTGGTGCTAGTGCCACAGGTGCAGCAGGTAGTGCTAGTGCTGGTGGTAATGGTGGTGCTGGTTCCAGTTCTTCAATTACTGGAAGTAGTGTAACTAGAGCAGGCGGTGGTGGCGGTGGAGCATCAACTCCGACAAGGGGTACTGGCGGTTCTGGTGGTGGCGGTAATGGTGCTAACGACTCTAATAATGGTTCAGCCGGAACTGTTAATACTGGCGGTGGTGGCGGTGGTGCTGCAACAGCTGATGTAGTCGCACCTCGCATAAATGGACATAATGGCGGCTCAGGAACTGTTATTCTAAAATACTCAGATGCTCTTACAGCATCTTTTAGTGGTGTAACACAAACTACTAGCACTTCAGGTGGTTTTAAGGTATCAATAATTACAGCAGGCACAGGAACTGTGAGTTGGGCATAATGGCACATTACGCATTTTTAGATGAAAATAATATCGTTACCGAAGTTATAGTAGGTATTGATGAAACTGAATTAATTCAAGGAATAAATCCTGAAACTTGGTATGGTAATTTTAGAGGTCAAGTATGTAAAAGGACTTCCTATAATAATAAAATAAGAAAACAATACGCAGGCATTGGTTACAAATATGATCCAAATGCAGATGTATTTATAGCACCACAACCTTATCCATCTTGGTCGCTAGATAATAACTTTGATTGGCAAGCTCCAACACCTAGACCTATTGAAGGTTTTTGGCGTTGGGATGAAGTAACCCTTACCTGGGTTGAATCTAACTTAGCACAATCTTGAGGGATTGTGCCGTTAGCCTAGAAGTAGCCTTGCCTCATCCTCTGTAATACCAAGCCGATCAAGTAGGGCTGCTTTTTCAGCAGCCTTGGTTGTTGCCTCAGTTATCTCATCTGCCTTTACCTGCTCTATTGCATTATCAACTTCGGCTTGAGTAGGTGCATCACCATCTAATACATCCCATTTAATTGTAGAGTAATCATTTTCTTGAAATGAAAACTCAGCAGTTGGCTTTAATTTTTTAATTGCTTTGACTAAGTAACTCATTATGCACCTATTTCTAAAAGTGTAATTGTGCTTAAACCAACATTATGTGTTGAAGAGCGACTGTCAGCAGTTGAGTTCATTCTGGCTTGAATTTTGTATGTTGTTGCCGACGTGGTATTAGGTGAATCTAAATAAACAATTGGTATATTATTTAATGATTCAATTGCTCTTACTCCAAATGATTGACTTGAATCTCCTTGAGTATAAATAGTTGTTCCTGATCTCAATAATCTTAAAGCACAGGCAGTAGTTACCGCAGTTGCTGCCTCAACGTAAGAACTTTGGGTAGCAAGAATTAATACTTTACTTGTTGCAGAGGTAGGCGTAATTGCTAAAGATAATCCTGTATCGGTAAAAGTCAATGATGCTATGGTTGTATCAACATCATAAGTACCATAAACAACCTGTAAAACTTTTCCACCACCTGCTGGCGTAGCCCACTTTAAGCCTGTTGCTTCCGCACTATCCGCTACGAGTGTGGTGCCATTTGCGCCTACTGCTAGACGTGCAGGGGCATCACTACCAGTAGCTGTGATGATGTCACCTTTAGCATCTACGATAGATTCAGGGATACCAGTCCCTGGTTCTGGTATTCTTCCTATTGCCATATTATGATAGCTCCGTTCCAAAGGCATTGAATGTGAAATCAGCAGTAGATGCGTATACAGATAGAACATCTGTCGCAGCCAATGTGATTCCAAGAGTCATAGTATCTGTAGAGTTCGCTGAGAGCGAAGCATCGTAGATTAGATATTGAGCATTGGCAATAGAGGCACCAGCCACTCTTACTGCTATGCGATATGTACCAGCACTTGCTGCCCGATTAGCTACAGTAATCGTAGATACAATCGTTGATGTGGCAGAAGGAACTGTGTACAAAGTTGTTAAAGATGTTGCTGACGGGGCAGATTGCCCCAGTACCTTGTATGTTGTTGCCATTAGTTTATGCTCCCATATATAAGAACGATGTTGGTATCGGTTCTTGTTCGTTTACTACTCCTGCTTCAAATGCGTTTAGATCATCTGAAGTAAGAACGTGCTTCACAGTGGCTCCGGTAGAATGACTGATATTGCTAGTCCCTGCCTCACCCCGTGAAATTGTGAATGTGTCCCCTGAAGGACCTGCTGTGATAAAGACTATCTCTTCATTAATAGTATCTGGATCTATTGCTACAGTGAATTGACTGTTTGCTACTAAAGTAACTCCACCAAGTAAGGTGGTTGCAGTACCAGTTGCTACCGTCATTGAGGTAGCTGTACTATTGATGGTAGATGCTAGTGTTGTTGAAACACTTATAGAGCTAAATAAACGGAGTGCCATTAACCTTCCTTACCGTAGATAATGTATGCGAATTGGATACTTGTCTTTCAACTTCAACGCCTCTTCGTTTAATCTCTGTTGATACAGAGCGAAGATGTAACGAGAAGCCGAAACACCAGCAGTGGATGGAGTCTTGCTATCGGCATTATCAGCCTCAGCAGATGTAAGATTGATACGACCTGAATCTAGGAATGATAGTAATTTATAGGAAGCACCAAGAGTTACTACATCCTGAGATGATTGTGGCAAACCAGTAACATCAGCAAAGTCATCTGAATTAGCATCTAATGTATTAGCTGTTGTTGTGTAGTAAACTTGAACTGTTCTACCAGGTTGAACATTGTCATAAATATTTAAAGTAGCATTAGTATTAAAGGTTGCAGCATTAGCAAAGTTATCCAAGCGCCATCTTTTTAATGGTAACCACTCTTGGCTTGATCCAGTAGTTTGCCAAGATACATACAAGACATCCTCAACATCGTCTGGCAGGGCATAGGTTGTTACTGATGCGTTAAAGGTAAAAGTATATGAGGCTACAGCCCAAAGATTAGGATACAAAGAATTGATAGTATCGTTGATAGCCTTCTTAATTGCAGTTCTTGGAAAGGTAGGAGCCAAGGTAACCTGAGCATATTGTGAGTGTGGTGCTGGTACTGTTCCTTGATAACCTCTACCAAATCCTGGTATTACGTTAAGTGTATTAGTTGCCTTATCAAAGGAATCAATAAAGATAAGTTCATCATCAACCTCAATAATACCTTTAGCAAGATTTGAGGCAGAGCCGAGAGTAATAGCAGAGCTAGTAGTGGATAAGCCACCAACATTATCTACATAACTGATACGGTCTTGGCGCAAGGTGTAGCCTTGCAGGTTGGATTTGATTTCATCAACCATTTCACCCAGTGTGCTCATTTGCCTTCTCTCTGTAGTATTTCAAATTATTCTTTAATCTTTCATCATCAGGACTAAAGGCTAACGCCTTCTCACCGTGCTCTATTGCAGTCTTCCACTCACCTAATTGCCAAGCTGCTATCGCAACTAGATCATCTGCCATATGTCCCCAAGCCCAACCTTCAGACATAAAATCTGTTTGCTTTTCAGTTATACCTAATGCTCTTGTTGCAGTTCTAAAACATTCAGGCCATTGCATCTGTTGGTAGTAATGATTAGCCAGTGCTAATACTGATTCTCTACTAATACACTCTGCTATTGATTGCTCTAAATGTTTCTCAGCATTATCAGGATCACACTTTGCCATCATTCGCAGTGCATAAGATCTCTCTGCTTTGAACTCAGATTGTTCTAAATATCTTTTTAAAGTTTGTAATGAGTCGTAGTATCTTTGTTTGTAGTAATACTCTCTACCAAGATAGTAAAGACTACGAGAACATTTTGGATCTTCATCTACTGCCATCTCAAGCATATCTAGATATTGCTCTCTAGATTTTTCTTTATCTTGGAAGTGATGTATTGTTAAATCTATCCTTGCTCTAACCTCAGGAATCTTATAAGGAGATACCGCCTCGTGGATTGGAAACTTCCATCTATATCCTCTACGGGCGTGGATCTTAATACCATCAAAGTTTAGATCTGGTTTACCATTTTCATCCCAACCATAAACATAATTATATATTGGTCTAGTAACACCAGCCTCTAGAGCTTTAGGAAAATCTTTCTTCCAGCCTTTTACTATAACCTCATCCATATCTAATGCTATGCAGTAATCAATATACGCTGGTATTGCAGCAAGAGATGCGTTACGAGCATCATCAAATCTCCAAGGATCTATCTTAATCTTTATAACATTAATACCTAAAGACTCAGCAATTTCTACTGTCTTATCTGTTGAACCAGTATCTGCTATTAGTAAGTAGTCTGCATCCTTAGCTGACTCATACCATCTCTTAACGTGCTTCTCTTCATTAAGGGCAATCGTATATATAGCAATTCTCATATTGTGAGATTCTACTACATTCCACCCAGGAATAAGGCTATCGGAAGGGCATCTGCACCAGGGCCTGTCGCACCAGTTGCACCAGTTGCGCCGGTAGGTCCAGTTGCTCCGGTTGGTCCGGTATCTCCAGTTAAACCTGTGGCACCAGTATTTCCTGTTGCACCTGTAGGTCCAGTAGGACCAGTAGATCCTGTTGGACCAGTTGGACCTGTTGGACCAGGAACTGTTGAGTCAGCACCAGTTGGACCAGTCGGTCCTGTTGGTCCTGTACTTCCAGTAGGACCAGTAGGTCCTGTATCTCCTGTTAACCCAGTAGCTCCCGTAGCACCCGTAGCCCCAGTGGGACCTGTCGGTCCTGTATCACCAGTTGCCCCCGTTGCTCCCGTTGCACCAGTAGGGCCTGTAGCGCCTGTAGCGCCTGTGTCCCCTGTCGGGCCTGTATCTCCTGTGGGTCCAGTGCTTCCTGTGGCTCCTGTGGCCCCTGTAGGCCCTGTAGGGCCTGTATTACCAGTGGCTCCTGTATTACCTGTTGCACCTGTTGCTCCGGTATCGCCCGTAGGACCTGTGTTACCGGTTGCACCGGTTGGACCGGTTGGACCCGTAGGCCCAGTATTGCCCGTTGCGCCAGTATCACCCGTGGAACCTGTTGGCCCCGTAGCACCCGTTGGGCCAGTACTACCCGTAGCCCCTGTAGAACCAGTAGCACCAGTAGGACCGGTAGCACCAGTATCACCAGTAGAACCCGTAGCACCTGTTGGACCTGTTGCACCTGTTACTCCTGTCGCTCCTGTTGAACCAGTCGCACCTGTGGCACCAGTTGGTCCGGTAGGACCAGTTGAACCTGTAGGACCGGTAGGTCCTGTGGCACCTTGAATACCTTGTGGTCCTTGGTCATTAGATATTGCAATACCAACTTGTGGTGTAATAGATTCTACTACGATTACGGTCTCTGACATTAGGTGGTTACAGCTCCCGTCACAATAAATTTACCTTCTAAAATTCTAGTTACTTCTGATCCTGAATTTAATACTAGATCATATACATAGCGAGATGCACCGATAGCGCCAGTAGTAGCGGCATCAATTAATACAGTTACTCTGCCTGATATACCACCCAAAGTTATTCTGCCATTAGCAGTACTTGCTACAACAGTTGTAGTGGTAGCACCAACAAATGGGCGCACTGTCATAGTTGCACTGTAATTAGTTAGATTCCAAGGTGTGGAATCATTCTTAATTACAAAGTCAAAGTTGAATGTGGTTGCTTGGTCACAGACCAAATTATATTTAGAACTCAAGTTGAGATCGCTCTCAACGCTTGGGCAGCAGGTAATCCAGTAGTAGATGCTAAAGAATTACAGACACCGTTAAAGTCAAGGAATTTATTAGAATCAGTACGGCTATCAATAGCGTTTAATACACCTACAGTATCTGTAAGGTTAGTAGTTACTGATCTTTGCACAGCCCATTGGCGAGCAGCTAGTGCTTCACCAACCATCTCTGAAGATGCTCGGTAAGTGCCACCATTTGCTAGGCGATTTAATTCATCTAATAATGTAGTGCCAGATACACCTAGTGCCACTTGTTACCTCACTTCTTTTTCTTTTTAGCTACTGCCGCATTGTCTACTAGATTTGGATAGGGCCGACCAGCAGCCTTTGCTCTTGCCTTAGCAGCACTCTTTTGTGCTGGTGTTAATTTCTTAGAAGTTTTCTTAGGGTTCTTCTTATCCCAAAATGCTACTTTCTTTTTCATCTACAACTACAATCCCAAGCCCGTAAGGACTTGTTTATTCTAGAGTTAGGATCTCTTGCTGTCTTAGCAGAGGTTAATTTAGATTTCATTCCACACATACGGCCACAGAAAGACTTACGTCTTGCAGCAGATTTAGGTGATCTCTTAGCCTCAGCCTTTTTTACTGGAGGTTTAAGGTTCATACCTTGTGCTTTAGCAGATGCTCTGCCAGCAGCGTTTAATCCACCTTTAGGATTCTTACCTGCTTTTCTTTGCCACGCCGGACTCTTTGCCATACTCTCCATACTTTCCTAGTACTGATCTAATAGATCCATTCTTAGACATACGGACTACACATCCATCTTTAATTTGAACTGGATTAAATCCATCGTGGCGTTTGTAGCTACCAGAGGATGCCATTAGTTCTTTTTCCTCTTAGACATTCCTGCTTCTGATAAAGCAATTGCAATCGCTTGTTTCTTTGACTTAACCTTCTTAGCAGATTTACCAATATTAAGTTCGCCCTTTTTAAATTCTCTCATAACCTTAGCGACCTTCTTGGTACCTTTTGCTTTTTTCATTAAGCCATTTTTCCTGGTGCGCCAGTTTGAATTGACTCATAGGTACAATACTTCATAGCACCTTCGTACTGTAATTCAGGTGTTGGATACTTCTGTAAGTCTTCTGACTCCATATAATTTTTCATCATTTTTTCCTCATTCTGTTTTAATTATTATCTTACTTTTTTACCGCGACTATTTCCTGGTATCTTTGTTACGTCATTGCCAGATTTCTTTAACGCATCCTCATATGACATAGGCTTTTTCTTAGAAACAACTTTCTTTTTATTCATAGGCATATTACTTCTTCTTACCCATCTTCTTCATAACCATTTTCTTACCAGTTTTCTTGGCTAGTTTCATAGCCTTAGCTTTGCCCTTCATTGTGTAAGGGAATTTCTTTCCGTCTACGTTTGGCATAGTTACTCCTTATAAGTTAGTGAAATACCGTCAAATGCTTTGCCGGCTTCGTTGGATAGTTTTACTGCTGCATCTATATCTTTTTTCCTTGTTGAGCGCGGCTCTATACCTTGACGAGTCGCATCCCAATAAGACTGTATTTCCTTCTCATCCTTCTTAACTTTGTCTTGATCCCAACCAGTCTTGGTTGGATTAACTCCTACAAACATTGGCGTATTAGATCTTAAACATTCGCCATAACTGGCGTGATCTTTGGTCTTACAAGATGAAGTACAGTTACTCATACTGGAGTCACATAATCCCCGTAGCCAGCGTTAATTAAAACAGTAGCTTGGGCATCACTAATGGTGTACTCGTGTCCACCTAAAAAATAATAACTTGCTGCAGCCAAGTCATCTTGGCTTGGTGTCTGTGTTGCAGTAACAGTAGTTCCATTCACTAGTAAAGATACACCTCTTGGAATATCTGTAAGGCTTATTGGAATATTACCATTAACACTTCCACCATTAAATTCTTTTCCTGCTAAACGGGCATACGGAGAGAATCTATTGGTGTCATCAATACCGTAGGTTTGATTAAGCCAAGGTGTAATCAGTGTGTATGCCATATTCTTCTTTCTCTAGTGATAAGAGGCGGTTTGACCCGCCCCTTACCGAACAAGCAATTAACCGTTTGTTGCTGCAGACTCAATACGAATCAGTGCTGCTTCGCGTAGGCGGTTAAAGCCTCCGAAGTAGTACCAACCGATTGTGCGGAAACGGCGTAGAGCATCAATCTCTGGACCAATGATGGTTGAGATGTCTGCGGCTTGCGCCTCAGCTAATGCTTCACGACCTGCAATAATTGCACGGTAGTTGTTTGTAAATGTCACAGTACCAGTTGCTGCTGCTGATGAAACATCAGCATTAGTCTTGGCATATGAGAAGGTTGTTGTTGTACCAACTACAGTAATGGTGTAAGTACCATTAAATACAGAGTCAACACCTGAAACAGTTACAACCTGTCCAACGCCTAGGCCGTGAGCCACAGCAGTTGTTAGAGTTGCAACGTTAGATGTTAACGCCTTGTTGGTTACGGAAACAGTTGTTCCGATACCTGCGGCTAGATTTAAGCCGTTAAGTACACGAGGTGTCTCTACTACGAAAGCACCTTCTAATACACCAACTGCACCAGCAGTAAACGGTGTACGCTCTACATACTTAGTCAAATCTTGGAATCCTCCGGTGCCTGATTCGGCGCGAAGGTCAGCAGATTGACGTGGGTGTAGATATGCAGCATATAGCTCACCGATACGAGGCAAAGCCTTGTTGGTGCGTAGAGTTACTACAGCGTTGCGGATATCCGCAGTTGTAATTGTATCTACTGGAAGCACTGCACTAGATGCTGTTGGAACTGTTCCTGATGGACCATTTGCATAAATTACATTGGTACCGGCACAAAGAACTTGACCAACAACATTGTCAATGCTGTCTGCTGCGTTGTAAGCGATGATATCAGCAAGTGCTGCATCTACATCGTTAAATGAAGTTAGGTTTAACTTCTTAGTTGTTGAAACGGCTGAGCCGTATTCAGCAAGGGTTACAGTAACCTGTGATGGGTTACCTAGAGCAATTGAGGAAACGTCAGATGATTCTGTCAACGTAGATGTAGCTTGTGCTAAATCTGAATAGATTGAGAATACAACTGATGATCCTGGCATTGCCTGTTGAACTGGTTTAACATCGGCAAGTGAGCGCATAACAGGAATGGAACGAAGTGCCATTCTTACATACTGATCGTATGCTGCTGTGACTAAATTGCTAATGCTGGATGTAGTAGTTAAACTACCGCCTGGGGTTGCCATTGGGCATTACCTTTCATTAGGATTGGATTAGAGTCCAGATCCCTTAATGATTGCATCCAACTCTTCACGAGTATTAGCGTTCATAAGTTTTTTCATAATATCGTCATTGTGCTCAGGTGTTACGCCTTGCTCAATCGTATTAGTCATCCTCTTGTACGCTGCCGCTTGAGCAGGGTCAACATTAGGTGTCTGGGGTACTTCTGGGGTTTGAAGACCAAACACATCTGCGTTTGCTTCTAACCATTTTGATACAGACTCTTCAGTTGGGTCTATATCCTGCGGAACAAAAGAAGAAATCTTCTGATTCACTCCGCGACTTGCGAGAGCTTCTTTGATTGCTCGTTCTCTTTGCGCTTTGTTTAAAGATTCAAAGTTGGCTTTAAGATCTGCTAACTCTTTATCTTTTGCTTTATTAGCCTTGCGTAGTTGTTTAACGAGATCATTGCTTAACGATTCAACACTTGTGTCGGTATCGTCATCATCCTCGTAGTCGTTGTTGGACATAGTCCATCTCCCATTCGTTTGTAGTTGTCGTAGACCTCATACAGTTCGGGGATCTCTGTATGGCTTCTACTACCGGTTTTAAGTTCTCTCCATCAATACCGGTGGTTCTGATGGTAGGCCTAGTTAATAGGAGCCAGCTCTATCTCTGCTGAGTGCTCCACTGGTTATACCAGTTTGTCCGCCAAATTCTGCTTTTTCTAATCCAATAATTTTCTTACGTTTTTCTCCTGCTGCAGTTTGACCAGGAAGATTAAATATTTCTTCTTCAGCTACTGTTTGAGTATAAGGTGTTTCTTGATAAATAGAGGCAAGTTGTCTACCTCGTTCTAATCCGCCACCTATTGCGCCATAACCTTGTCTAGCGGTAGCAGCAGTTACACCATAGCGAGCAAGTTCTTCTGCTCTAACTGCACTTGTGCCTAACTTAGCACCAATCGCAGCACCACCAATTTCAGCAGCAGTTACTTTCTTTCTAATATCAGTTAATGCTTTTTCAGGATCTAAAGTATAGGCAAGAATATCACCATTAGTAATATCAGGATAGAATTGCTTTAATGCCACTGTTACCTCTGGTGATGCGTTAAGAACTCTCTCTTGTGCTGTAAGGATACGATCCTCTAACTCTGCTGCACTAACATCAAAACCAATTAATTTTTCAAATCCTTCTTGACGACCCATAGTATCTTTAGCATAGTAAGTAGATGGTAATCCATAATTACGCATAATGCCTTGATACTTATCCTCAAGTCCAATATAGGTTGCTTCATCTAAAGCAGCTAATCCCTTTTTAACTCTTTCAGCATTAGCGGCAAAGCGTTTTTTATAAGCATCTGTTGCTCTTAAAGCCAGTGTAAGTTCTGCAGATGATGGTCCGGAAATTATTAAAGACTTTAACGGTTCAACTAAAGAACCTAATCCATACTGACTAAACTCTGAAAATAAAATGTCATAAGCAGATTGACCTGCTCTGCGTAAACTCTCCGCATCAGAAAGTTGTTGTTGTCTTGCTAATTCTGCAGCTTGTGCTGCGGCAGCAGCCTGTGCTGCGGCTATCTGTGCTGCTATCTGCTCTGCGGTTAAGGCAGTAGTTGCAAGTGGTGTTACTGGTATTACTGGAGCTACTGGAGCACGAGGTGGTGTAACATTTTTAGGAGCAATAGTTTTAGGAGCAGGAGTAGATTTAGGAGCGGTAGGCTGTACAAGTTTTGTACCTGAAGCAGCTACACCGCCACCTTTAGGTAATGCTCCCGTAGGTCTTTTAACTGCCATTATCTACCCCTGAAATCCAAAGTCCTGAAGGACTCTAAGTGTTGATTCTGCAACTGTCTTTTTAGCGTTCTTTGTATACTGCCAACGAGGATCTTGGCGTAAATCTTTTTCAAAGTCATAGATTGATTTAGTTCCAACTTTACCATCTGGAAGAGTAAAGGAAAGTGCGCCTCTAATTTTTGGGTCAAATAGATCTACAGATGTATAAGGTATCTCTAGTATATTGCTCATAGACTGAATATAAGGATCAGCTAATGTTCTAACATCAATACCTGACTTAATCTTATCAGCTAATTGTGGAAAGGCAGATGCTGCACTTTCTCTAATAGTATTAAATACTGTATCTTCATCTAACTTACCGGTAACTATTTGTGTAGCATAATCACCTGCTGCTTGATCTGAAAGTAAAATACCATTTCTTGCAGCAAAGTTTTTTACATCTACAAAGTTTTTACCTACTGGTCCTTCTGGGATACCAGCCTTACCTATTTCCTCAGCACCAGCTAATAGTTTAGTTTTAACCTGATCTTCAAGCCATAATTTAGGATCTAAGTTATCAGCAGTAAAGTAATCAGTACTTACTAATTGACCATTGCGATAAGTTTCTTTTACTGTAGACTTAGAAGCACCAGTCTTGCTCTTATACTTAGCCCTAAGACCTGGTAACCAAAGTGCTATCTCTGCTTGAGTAGCATCTCTTTTATAAAATTGTTTATATACACTATTGATCTTATCTATTAAAGATAGATCATCTGGTAAATTTCTAGATACATATTCTCTAACGAATACACCAGACTTAGGAGGTTTTGCAGTAGCCCCACCTGGTTGTGGAAGATTGGATAGATCTATTCCCTGACTTTCGGCAAACTGTAATACTTCAGGAGATAATTGTTGATTGGAAGTTGATTGTTTTGGAATACTCTGTGGATTACCAGAACCGTATACAAAGTTAGTAGACATTACTCACTCACCTTTGGTGCTAGATACTTATCAGTAACTAGATCCTGTGATAAGAATCTATCGTATAGATAGGCAAATCCAAGTTTATCATCTTGTTTCAATTTATTAACCATTCCATCGTAAATGAATTTTAAATCTGCATTTGCTTTTGCATCAATAGACTTTACATCTCTTCTAAGAAGATTTTGGGCTATTGCTTTTCTTATATCAAGATAGGCAGATACAGATTTCCAAGTAGGGCTGTTTTTATTATCCTTCATAAATGTTTCATCTTGAAGAACCTTACTAAGACCAACAATAACTTTATTAGTTTTAGACCCATCAGAATCTAGATAATCATCATACCAAGCAGTCTGAACATACTGTCCGGTCTTATTGTCAAACAAAGGTTTACCTTCAGCATCTGTTTGAACTGCAAGTTTTCTAATAAATTCTTGTTTTATGTAGGCTAGATCTTCAGCACCATTTTGCTGCGTACTAGACAAACCTCTTTTTTGTAATTGATTATCAATAAAGTCGGCTACTTTATTATATTGAATCCAACCCTTTTCAGCTTCATTTTGTTTCTCAGCTTCAGCAGGACTCTGTGATGATAAGAAAGTCTGTGGTGAATCTGGTGAAACTTTCTTCTTATACAAGAAATTATAAGCAGCCTGAGAGAAGTTATATCCTGTTGGATCATTAGTTACTAGACCAATTAACTTAGGATTGATAGTACTTAATTCAGATACTAACTTTCCATACTTCTTACTATTTTCTGCAGCTACTGTTGATGACTGAATACCAGTAGGGTTTTTAGATAGGCTTGATGAAAAAGCAAAGTACTCAGGATAATCATTTAAGAACTTGGCATCAGCATCTAGACCGTAGATTCTCTTATACTCTCTAGATTTATTTAAATAATACTGGTAAGGACTATCAAAGCGAGGAGCAAATGGCATAATCAAACTTGCAAAGGTACGCATCCTCCAGTAATCCTTAGTCATATCCATAATTTTTTCAGGTCTGACTGCTGGTCTACCCTCACGCTTTGCGTTTTGTTGTTCTGTTTTCCAAATCAATTGATATGTTCTAGCAAATTGTGGGTCTTCCAATTCTGCATTAGCAGTTAATTGTCTTTGGAACCAAGGTGGTAGGAAGGCAGATAGTGGAGTTTTAGGTAAACCATAAGGAAACATACCTTTTAATGAGTCTTGTAATGTTGGCTGATTCTTAGTTATTTCAGCAACAGTAACGCCAACATAAGGACCTACTGGAAATATATCGGCAAATAGATTTGGATTACCAGTGTTATAGAGTACATCTAATCCACCTTGAAATATAATATCTAGAGATCCTTTAGGAATACCCATTCTAGTTAAAGTTTCAAGACCTGGTATTTTAGTTATACCTTTAGGTAAATCTAACCAGATAGTATCACTACCCGATGTTTGACCTACTGGAACTTGCTCACCATTTTCATCTGTTACAAGACCTGCTCTATTAGGTGATTGCCAAATTAAATAACCTTTGTTTAATATAGATGGATCGGCTGCTGCTAACTTCATCCAAGTCTTATAAGCATTTTCCTGTGCTGAAAAGAATGGGTTAATATATTTCATAGCGGTAGCAAGATTGGTCTTACGCTCAATATTAAATAGGATACTCTTCATATCTCTTAGAGCAACCTTATGAGCTTGTGACATAATCAATTGTTGGTCAGCTACACTTACAATATCACCTTTTAATCCTGACATAATATCTAATCTACGTCTAGCCTCTTGGCGATATAGATGAACATACACAGGATTTCTAGCAAAAGCATCTTCAGGCATAGTTGCTAGTAACTTAAATAAAGAGTTTATAAGTCCCTTACTTTGTATTTCAGAAACATTATCTAGGTTCTCTTTAAGAACGTGACCGTGAATAATAGGTAAAGTTGTGGGATCTTTAAAGGTTGATCTTAAATCTTCTGCAGTAACAGTTTTAATTTTATCTCTAAGATTAGATGATATTGGTAAATACTGATCTAAAAATCCATCAACCTTGCTTACATACTCTGCAGCACCATCGGAGTTTATAGCAAGTCTTCTTCTTAAATCTCTTCCCTCAGCAGAACTTTTTAACCAGCGAGTAATATCTTCTAATGATTCACCTTTAATAATTTTATTTGCTACAGCAGAGTTACCAAATTGTGTACGCAGAGTCTGCGCCCATTGATTAAAGTATGCTGGATCAGTAGGCTTAACTGCGCCAATACCTTTAGATGAAAGACTACGTCTATATAGATCAGTATTACTATCAACCATACGCTCAAAAGAATTACCAGATGATGCAATACGCTTAAACATATCTCCTAATGGTCCACCAAAAGCATCGTCAAGATCATAGACCTGACCATCAGATGTGGTTACTCTATAAGAACCAGTACCAATACTTTTCTTACCTGTTGCTTTTGGATTTCTGTTAAGTACATCCGCATAATGCTGGTATACAGCCTGTTTCTCTTCTTGTAAAAGTTTAAATGTATTTAACTCACCAGCTAAATCTAAGTCATCTGGGTTTAATACTAACTTACCTTCTGCTACGGCTATCTTAGTTTTAAGATCTTTAAGTTCACCAATAACTTTATTGCTTGACTTTTGAACTTGAGCAAGAGTCATATTGGCATCAACTGCACGGTATCTATCAATTAATCTAGCAGGAGTTGCTACCTTATCAGTAAGAACATTTTTAAGTCCAGGACCTAGATGACGTAATTGGGCATATGCACCTATTGAACCAGCAATACGCAAAGATGAATCAACTGTATTACGAATAGTATAACCTAAACGAAGTAATACGGCTGCTTTAAAGTAATCCTGCACTAAGTCTAAAACATTGAATACTCTATTTTTAGTATTACCAATCAATTTAAATGCAGAAGCGTTACGCTTTAATAGGTCATCCATTACATCAAAATCCATTAAAGGCAAATAGTTAGCAGTTTGTGACTCTAGTATTGGGACTTTAATAATAGATCCATCGGTATCAACCATAAAGCCTTTATCTTTAATAGACTTTAATGCTGAAGTTCTAGCTCTTTTGTAATTATTATAAAGATCTGTTGCTAACTCTTCGTCAACTTCATACTTCTTTGCCAATGCTCTTAATCCGGTACCTTCAAGATTTAAGGTTGCAGTAAATTTTGCTTCAGGAGTTGATGCCTTTAAATAATCATCTAATAATTTTTTACTCTCAGACGGAGTTAAGTTTGCTCTTTTTTCTAATCTGGATACGTTAGCAATAACCTCACGATAAGAATCAGGATCATTAAAATCTACAAGACCTGCAGGGCGTTCTCCCTGATTATAAGATATCTTTTGATATAGGCGGTGAAAAGGGGTAGGTTGATAAATCTCAACTCTAGGATTACCTATATTTTTATCGTAAAATTTAACAGCTCTTGCTTTTGCAACAAAGTCTTCAACACCTTGTAATCCTAAACCAGTAGTACGAGTTAATGCTCCACCACCTTTACCAACCTCCATAAGGTCAGCAAAGTATTTATCTGTGGCTGCTAAAGATCTATAGTTAGCCAAAGCCTCTTCTGTTACAGCAGGTGAGTCATTTAAGAATGGAAGCATACCTGAACCATCAGGGGCTGCAAATAATTTAAACTCATCTACTGCTGACAACTTACCACGTTCTGCTTCTAAAGCATCAGTTATGTATGCTCGCTGTAAACGTAGATCATCCATTGCTTTTGGATCACCAAGAGCAGAGCGAAGAATAAGAGCAGTTTCATCTATATCTACTGAATCACCTAGTAGGTGTGCAAGTAATCCTGGGTTAGATGAAGACTTAACCATAGGGTGAGATATTGCGTAGGCAGAATTATTATCTGTAAAATCTTTTAATACTTTAGTAAAACGGTTATCAACTCCATATTGTGCTTTAGTAATATCTTCTGCTGCTTGAGCAACTAAATCTGAGTTCTTTAATTTACCAGTGCCTAATGTACTTGCTTTTACTGCACCTAGTGCCTTTGCACCACCAATAGATAAATCACCAAATACTTGAGTAAAGGCATCTATGGTTCCTGAACTTGTCTTACCCCAAAAACTATTTTTAAATGCTGCTTCACGTTCTCTTGGATCATAAATATTAAATTGTGGATCATAGGACATTCTACTTGCAGCAATACCGCCACCAACAACTGCTTGACCAAGAGATATTTCTTGAGCACCTTTATATGCTTTCTTCCAAGCATTAGGATCAAAGAAGTTAAACAGTCCACCTTCTACATCTCCCATTACAAGTTGATAAGTAGTAAATGGTTCCCTAATTACTTCTTGATTTGCTTTATATAAAGCTTCAAACGCTGGTGCTACACCAGGAACTTTCATAATAGCACCACCTGCAGAAGCAAGTGGTTTAACTACATTACCACCAGCTTTAGCTGCTGCAGTTTTAAAGGGTTGAACAAAACCATTATATTCATCATCATCATTCCAAGGAGCAGTTCCTAAATCCCAAGCAAACCGTGCAGGAGCTGTTGCTGCTCCTACTACTTCTCCACCAAACTTTGCTGCGTTAGAAGCTAGATCACCAATTCTGTTCCATATACTCACAACTGATCCCTTAACTGTCTAATTGCAGCACGAGTTTCAGGTGAGGTATTAGGTTGATCTGATATATAAGCAAGTACTGGCATATAAGATGCTATAGATGCTCTAAAATTTGTATCATCTGGTTGGCGCATAATTAGTGCTTCAGAACCAGCACCTTCACCCATATCAATACCTGTAGTAATTACTTCAGTTTCTCTTTGGGTTGGTGAAAATAAAGGTGCTATTGGAGTTCGCGCAACTGTTTCAGTAGGTCTACCACCTACGTTATCTGCAATACCACGAGTCTTTGACTTAGGTGCTGCTGTATTAAGTGCAGCAGTCTCGCCACCTTCTCCATATGATGTTGAACCAAAACCCATATCTGTTCTCTTGGAGTATTTACCTGGACCTGATGCGCCAGCTAATGGACCTCTTGCCATTATTCCTCCTTTAAAGTTTCTAAATCTTGTGAAAATTCTTGCCAAACTTTTTCTTCTTGGCTCTTCTGAGTTGAATGATAGATAGCTAATTGGTGCAGATCATCTGCAAGTGCTTCTATCACTGATGTTAAATTTAAAAAGAATCCTGATATTATTACTAAGTAATCTGACAATCGCACTGGGCGATTGATGTTATTATCTTTCACCCAGTGCTCCTGTCAATAAAATAATTAAGCCTTTGTTCCTTTACGACCTGCCGGTGTGTAACCGAATTTAACTTCTCCGCCGACTGGTTTAGATGTATCCATCTTACCTTGTACAGGTTTGACCTCTACAGACTTTTGAAATGTTCCCTTTTTCATTTTCACCTCCTTATATTAAGCTGCGCCACTTATAGAGGCGAGTAGTTGTGCGATATCTGGTTGAGGTTGTCCAGCAGCAGGGGCCTCTCCGCTTTGTTGTTCTGGAGTTGGCTGCGAGGCAGGAACGGGGGCCGCTCCTACTGCTGGAATATTAGGTTGCTCTGGCATTGCTGGTGGTGTTGGTTGTGGTTCTGGTGCAAAAGCCTTCTCGATAATAGTCTCTAGTTGTAAACCTTTTTGTCTACCTTGGATTACTTCAGCAATTCTTGCAATGATTTGAGATGGGTCTTGGCCTTGGGCAGCAAGTGCGGGAATAGCTTGTGCATACTGAGCAACAGCAACGCGAAGAGAATCGCGCATTTCTTCAATGTCAACCCTTTGTTCTTCTTGCGTAACATTTAACTCCATTGGGATTTCTCGGCGAACATAATCACGGGACACTAACTTATCGCTACGCATTTGTAGTAATGCAATGATGGCTCGGTTAGGATCCATACCAGACATAATGCCGTAACGCACATCTACGCCATACTCGCCTTTAATATCACGAGATGGTGTGTACTTCATTGTATAAGGTGTACCGTCATCGGTTCCCTTAATAGTCTTAGTCATACTACCAAAGACAACTTCATCTACTTCAAAGCAAAGTGCAACTAACTCTTGGAACAATCTAGCAAACTGCGCTTGTGCTGCTTTAACCTGTGTATCAAAGCCTGCTTGTAATGCTTGAACTCCACGACCTGTAACAACAGAGGCATCAATATTACCTGAACGAGATTCAGGGTAGCGAGAACCTAATCTTAACTCACGCTCTAGTACACCTGACTCTGTAAATACTCCTGCTGGTAGTTCTAGTGGAACTCTACGAATACCTTGTGGATTAGCAGAACGCATAATTGCATCTGGTCCTAGTGCTAACTCCTGTACATCTTGTGGAATAGCGATAGGTGCTTGAATAGATTTCTCTGCTGCTTGAATCTGTAATACTGCAAAGCGAGCACGGGCTAATTGAACAGATAGAACATCATCAAATTGTCCACGAGCTTCACCATCTAAGGATGAGCGAAGTGCAACTCTTGCTAAACACTTACCTACTGGGTTAGGTGTATTAGATAGAATTAGGTTATTACGCTCTGGTATAAAAATTAAGTCTTGGTCTTTGTCGTGGTATCTAACGATAGATAGATAAGGGGATGCGTAAGCATAAACACTCTTACCAATTATCTGATCGTAATACTCAGGATACTGGGATGCGATAGTCTCAGCATCGGATGCAATGATCTGTGATATAGATAGGCAACGACCAAATCTATCTACCTCAGGATATACACCAAATGGATTTAGTAAACGGATACGAGGATTGTTTGTCTCGTAATCCATCTCCACCATTGCAGGTAGTAGACCGTAGGTGTTAAAGTAATCAGCACCTTGATACATCTGGATCTGTAGATCAGATGAGGAAACATAATAATTTGCGATACGAGTTCTAGTATCAGCAGCACGGCGTTGGGCATCAGATACCATATTGGTTGCTGCACAGTTAAAGGATGGCAGTGGTGCCATTACCTCTGCTAGATCTCTTGCTGCTACATCTACGAAGTTTGCAACTAAAGGCTTTGGGTAATCCTCTGAGAACATAGATGGATATACTTTTGATATATCACCTTGGCGCACAGAAAGAACATCGCGCATACGCTGGTCTCTAGCTGCATAGCGGTTCTTCAACCGATCTATCTTGGCGACTACCTCTTTAGTAGATAACAATTATTTACCTTTGTTCTTATTACGTTGTCTCGCGGAATCTGCCGCAGCAATTACTGCTGCTGTCTTGTAAACATTCTTTTTAATTACTTCTTTACCAATGATTGGAGCTGCTGCTTTTCTTGCTCGGTCTGCACCAACAACAATTGACTTAGTACGTCTTGTATCTTGAGCTTTAAGTGAACCTAAACGTTGATTTTCAGTAAGTGGTTTTTTAGTATACTTAACAGACTCTGCTGCCTTACTAGTACTACGACCAGATTTTGAAGTGGTAGTTACTTTGCCCTGTACTTTACTACTTACTGTCTTACCTTTTGAGGATGGCATTTTTGGAGCTTTTTTAGATTCAGCAATTTTTTGACCAACCTTTTGTCCTACTTTAGTTGCTCCTTTAGAGCCTGCTTTTTTAGCTAATTCTCTTGCTGCTATTCTTGCTGCAACACCTGCTGCTATAATTGGTAATGCCATTTTAACTCCTTAGATAAAAGTTCTTTCCTTTTCAGCAAAGAGTTCATCTAGATTGACGACTACTCTTTTGTTTTGTTCATACTTTGATAGGAATGGATTTTTAAGATGGTGTGTCTGGTACTTACCATAGTTGAGCATCTCTCTTGCTCTGATCTCACAGAACCAAAGAGCCATTACCATATCTGTCTTACCCTTGGTTGTAGGTGACCAAGTAATTAACTGCTCGATTAGAGCCTTAATGTTTTCAGTTTGATCTGAAGGTAGGTGTATTAGATTATCTCTATGGTGCTTACCATCAAATTGCTTAGTACCAAATAAGGTAGCCATAGATGCTACACCGAAACCTGCATCCCATTTATTACTACCAGTATGGTGCTCTTTAAACTGTACACCTTTAGATGCTAAGTGCATCTTGATACCTTCATCTTGTGTTAGGAAAGATTGAAAGGCGTTCTTCTCGACTATCCACTCACTAGGTGAGTACAGGGATGTCCAATCAAATATTAAATTTCTAATAGCAGCAGGGCTAGGTCTGGTAATCTTAATAGCATCCACAATATAGCGTTTACTGGTAGCCCTATCTATTGCATAACAGATAGCTGCGGTATCTCCTACCATCGCAGGGTCTAACCCACAGATATAGGTAAAGCCATTTAAATCTCTTGGATGTCCTGGATGACCTGCGGTTAACCTACCTGACTTACGCATACCATCTATAGAGCCACGAACACAGACTGGGTCAAAGGCCGCATCATCTGATATATCTTGTTGCTGGTAAATCAAAGCCCAGGTGGAAGCATCCATAGACTGGCGTTCGTTGTAAAGGTTGCGCCCATTCCATCTAGGATAAAATCCAGTTACTGGATCCTTCTCCTCTTCCTTCTGACCATCAAAGGGTTGATCTGAGGCAGGCCATAATGTAACCCACTCTTCAGGCTTCTCACTAGATTCTAATAGGGCTGGCATTGCAAGGTAGGACCAAGGTACTAGACCGCCTGGGTATCTATCTTCATTGCGTAGTTCTTTGTATAGATCAACGGAGGCAACGCGGGTACCGATAATAATTAATTTACCACTAGGGTTAAGACGAGACCGGACATCTTGGGTTAACCACTTAATCTGTCGTTCAAAGTCATTGGCATTAGATAGAGTCACAGCATCATCTACTATAATCATATCGGCTCTTTTACCGTAGATCTGACCGCCAATACCAACTGCTTCTATATTGGGATCCTTCTCAGATGATTCACGCAACTCATCTCCAAAGGTAACCCTAGTTGCCTGCCAAGAGGCACTCTTAGATCTAAACCCTACACCTGCTGCGTATGCTGATTGTAGCTCCTCATATGAGGGGTGAGTTAATCTCTGCTTTATAGCGTATAAGAAATCTGCCGCTAAGCGCTGAGTCTGAGAAACTATCAAGACTCTAAAGTTAGGATTCTTACAGACCTGCCAGGTTACGTAGTCAATAGTAATAGTCATTGACTTGGCGTGGTTGGGTGGAATATTTAGAAGTATGCGGTTATTAGCTAGTCCTGGTTCATACTTCATAGAGGGGTGTAACCAAGAAGGTTTACCAACCTCAATCATATCTACTAGATTTTGTTGATGGGGGAATGTCTTGTTCTTTAAGAAGCGATCTCTGAAGGTAGCAAAGCTAATCTCATTTATATCACCGAGTGCAAAGTTCTTATCTCTTAAACCTAGCCTAGTTCGATCTACCTTGTCGGCGAATACCTTATCGCTTCTACGGTAGTACTCGTAGGTCTTCATAGATTTGCCGGCTGAAGCGCAGGCTTGTTCTATTGTCATACCCTCTGCTACACAACCGAGAACAATTCGCTTTGCGATATCTGCTGAGTTCTCAGCCATTAATCTCCCTGTGGATTTGATAAACCCACTAGCGCAAACGAAGTTTGCTATTGTGGATAAAACCTGTGGATAAGCGCCGTAATTGAAATTTATAATTTTATACTGGGAGGATGATAGGGGTTACTAGGAGTAACCTATTACACCTGCCGCGATAGTGTGTGTGTGCTCGGTTCGCTTCGCTGTCGCTTTGCTCCCGAGCAAGCCTAAAGCGCAGTGAGGGGTAAAACCTCGGCTCGCCCTTAGGGGTCTCGCCGAGGCAACAGCCGAGGCGGTATGGGTCGTAAAACTAATAAGGTCCGTTTTACTCCCCTACTATATATAAGGCGGGAAATATAACTCATTTCCCGTTTTTTGGTAAAAAATCTTTATAAATGTGACTAACCTCACTAACAAAGTATATCAAAACGGACATAACGGACAGCACTGGTGGTAGCTCTGCAGTAGATCAATCACGGCGGTTTACAGTTCACTTTAGCAAAAATTTTTATTTGGGGTATATACCTGCTCTGTCATTGCGATTAAGCATAGGGGGGTCGGTTTTGTCGGGCTTGTCCTATTTTGTGTGCATATTGTGAGCCTAATACGCCACTATTGCGGGAGATTGTGCGCTTATCGCGGGCTTATTGATTAGGTTTGACCCTTAGTTAATAAAGTATTGAAGGGCTGGCTAATCCATCGGCACAATACGGGACTCTCCCCCATCTTTCTAAGATCTTAAAAGGGGCAACCAATTGCCCCCACCTCTTACCCTTTGCCCTTACCTGATCGCCTCTCTTGTCTAATCCTTGCCGCATTTGTAGCTCGTACCTTTTGTCCTGGTTGTCTATATTGTCGGTATTGTCGCTTATGTACCAGCTGAAAACTCACCATAAAACTATGATAGACAACTCTATCTTTTCTGCTACCCTTTACCTATTGGGGAGACTCTCCAAAGATAGGAATAAAAAATGAAATGTAAGCAATGCGGTGATAATAGTGATCTGCTTGTCGCTTTTACTAAACACCAAATCTGCGGCAGATGTACAAAACAAAATCACAAAAAGGCGGTTAAGTAATGAAAACCCTAACCAATTACAAAATAGAGATTAATTTCTCCACCGATAAAGTTTTGAACGCTGATCAATTGGCAAACCTAGAAAATGCAATTTTATTACAATTAGATGAGCCAATAGATTATGACCAAAACGCTGAGGATTATGAAACCCACCTAATTAACTACGAGATAAACGAGGGCAAATAATGAATACCTACACCGCCACATCAAATTGGGCGCAAGAAATGGAAAAGACCTTTGATGATTTCAAATACTTTCCCGAATTGGAAATGATAGGCGCG